TTTCTAATTTGATCTCTTAGTTCTCCGTAATTCATATTATATAGTCTGTGCTGTTACAGACCCTCCTCCAATAACACCATTAATTATAGCAGTTCCTGATGATGCATTAAAGCTATAATTATTAGCATTGATAACTGTAATACTATAACCTGTTGTAGTTGCAAGTGCTGCAGTAGTAAATCCAGAACTAGAATTAAAATTATTTAAAGCATTAACATTAGAAAATACAACTGTATTTCCTGTAGCTCTTCTATGATTTGGTTGATTAACTCTAATTGTAGAACTTCCAATAGAAATTACAAAAGGATTTTCTGGTAAAGCAACAGCAGCTGGTCCTATTGTAATATTTGTGCCACCAAAGAATCCAGTAGCATTTGCTGTAGTTGATAAATTAAAACTATAATCATTTGTATTAACAGATGTAATTGTAAATCCTTTTGTAGTAGTTAATGCAGTTGCACTAAAACCATTTGCTCCTAATACATTTGTAAAAATAACTGTGCTTCCTAATTTAGTACCATGTCCCGGGTCGCTAACAACGAGAGTCGAGCTGCCTGTGACAGAATATAAAGGGTTATTTCCTAATGCTACAATAACTGCTGGTTCAACTCTATCAGGTCTAGCATTTTGTAAACCTTGAGGATCGTTACCTGGAACTTTAGGTTCTAATTGAGGATGTTTAGGTTCATATTCAGATACATGTACAAAAGATCCATTCCATTCTGTAACCATGTCAATGTATTTAAATCTTTGTCCTGATCTATCAGATACTGCCCAGGATTTCTTTCCTGATGAATAGGTTGTCATTATAGTCCATCTCCAAAATAAGTTTTAGGGGAAATGAATAAAGAAGTTCTTTGACCATCTTCTAATAAAGCTCTTTGTAAATCATCTTCATAGAACATTCTTAATTGTTCTGTTCTCTGAGGTGCATGTTTAATACTTAAATAATAAGCCATACCAGAAGTTAAAGCTGGTAAAAATCTAAATACAACGTCTGGTGTATTTGTATAAGCACCCGCATCTTCTAATCTAGCTAAATAATAAAATCTAAATTGATAATCACTTGGATTAGCTGAATTTGAATAATTTGATCCTGCAGTTAAATATAAAAATATACTTGGACTGTATGTTCTTTGAACATAGTATTGAGAAGGTGTTCCTTGAGATAATTTATTAGGTAAAGCCGCATATGCAGATCTATCTATTTTAGTAAGTGAAATATCTACAGGAGAAGCAGGTACTGTGTTATTTCTAACATAAGCTTCTAATACATCATTTATATCTTGAGGATAATTAGTAGTATCAGCTGTGTAATTATATTCTGCTTGTCCTAAAACTAATGGAACAGTTGCTAGTTTTACTTTCCATAAATGTACACCTCTATTATCTAATTCTGATAATAATAAATTTAATGATCTTCTTGCTGATCTTAAATGATATCCACTTCTACTTCCGTCAATACCTATACGTTCATAAGCTTCTTGAAAAAGCTCATCTATATCCAGATTGAATGAAGTAGTTCCGGATGTTGTCATTGTACCTCTACTTGTCTATAAATACAGTCAGAGTCATTCCAGACATTGAAGTTGCACCAATACCGTTTTCGTATAGTACACCATCTTCTGGTAAATATATAGTTTCAGTTCCGCTAGCTCCAACAATAACTGGAATGTAATATCCACTAGTACTAGTTCCTGAAGTTGTTGCTCCAGAAATTACTGTATTAATAGATGCTACTCCTGTTGATCCAGGAGTTGTAGGCTGAGCAATAATTCCTCTTAAACGAGTTCTACCCGCAAAGAAAACACCGTTAGCTGTTAATGTGACCGGTTTGACGTCACCTTTATAATTTGGCATTTAAAACCTTTATTTGTATTTTATAGGGACCCCGGAGAGTCCCCATAAAAGAATTTTAGTTAGTGTATGTTTCTTCACCAGGTTTAGCCGTAGCGTCATTAAATGTAAACACTATTACACCTGTAACGTTACCTGTGCCTGCTGTAGATCCAACACTTGCTACAACTGTAGTATTAGCTGTAAGACCAGCTGCAACTACTAAACTTCCTGTAAGTGCGTTAGTACCTTTTGCTCCAGAAACTAAATTTTGTGCAATTCCAGTTGAGTTAGCTGCAGATCCTAAATTAATAGTTGTTGTAGCTCCACCAGCTGAAGTAGATAATACCGCAAAACTAAGTGGTATAGCTCCTTGTGGTAATACAAATGGAGCGTTAGCGTTTACTGTTGCTCCAACAGATACCGCAGTTGCTGTTGTTGTTGATGCTAAGAAAGTAATAACTTCAGAAGCAACTAAAACTGCTGGTGTAACACCAGAACTTTTATCTTGTCCGCCGTAAGTTCTTACATATCCTTGAAATGTACTTTTTGTTCCCATGATCGTATCCTCCTAGATAATCCAATGTAGTCATTAGGCATGTCGACTATACGCGTCTACATCAGATGTTAATGTATAGTGAATAAAATATAACTTAATTTATTGAATAGTGCAAGAGATCCCTGCATCAAAAATGATGTTTTTTACCCTATTTTGTAACTAGTCTTTAACTAGCTACTGAAAAATCAGGAGCAGCTATCTCAACTTTAATCTGTCTGTAAGCAATTTCTTGTTCAGCCAGTTTAATTTGATTAATGATATTACGAATTTCTTCGTCTATCTTAACCATATCTAGAGAGTATCTACCCTCTTCGATGTGAGCCTGTTCCCAATCAAGTTCTAGAAGCTTCTTCTTTTTGTAAAGAGCTTGAACGTGATCCATCTACAACCTCCTCATAGGTTATCCAGCATTTAGACTTACTATAAGCCCTATCGCTGTCTTTAAATAATACCCCATTTTGTCCTATTTTGTCAAGGATAGCGTTTTCTATACTTTCTGCTGTATCTTCAGCATTAATATTAAAATCAGCTACATGTCCGTAAGCTCTAATTTTAACATTAAATAATTTTGTCATAATTTATTCTTTCTATATTAACATAACAAGGTGGCCGAAGCCACCTTGTTAATAAAGTCCTTACGCTCCTGGAGAACCGTAAATACCTCTAGGGTCAGACCAGCCGAAGCTGTATCTTTCTCTAGCTTTGTATCTTACGTTACCAGTGTCGAAATCACCTTCCATCGATGTTCTAATAGGAGATCTTTCGAAATACTTCATACCATTTGGTACATCTGTCTTGATAAAGAATGCATCAGAATCAGTTAAGAAGTGATTTACAGTGTATCCACCAGAAATCATTCCCATGTTTTTGATTGCATTGATATCGTTGTCAGTTGTTCCAACTCTACCAGCAGATTTCATCAATCTGTCAGCAGTGAACTGCAATTGCACAGGGATGATTAATTTCATTCCTTGAGCAGCAACTTTTAATCCACGTTCATCAGTGAAGTTCGCGATGTCAATCAACGACTGTTCTAATGAAGTTTCATTCAAGTCAGCAGCAGTAGTTAGTGTATTTTGAAACGTACCAGCGATAGTAGCATGCGTAGTAGAGAATAACGGAGATCCGTCACCACCTGGATAAGTAGTGCTGAATCCATTGTTCAATACGTTAGCAGCTGTAACTTGCTTAGTATTCGCCATAGATCTAGCTAATGCTTTTGTATATCTAGACGCTAGTCTGTCGTACAAATTGTCCTCAATCGCTTCTTCAGTGATTGCGAAAGCAAGTGCTATAGTGTTATGAGTGTATCTAGCTGTGAAAGTTTCTTGCGCATTGTCAAATACAACTGCAGATCCTTCCGGCTTGATTTCCGCATTTGCGAATCCAGATAACATTACTTCCTCTTCGAAAGCTCTGTCTGAAGTCTCAACATCGAAAATTTCAAGGTGCTGATTCTCGTATCTTTTATATTCCAGGCCGAATAGTGCATTCAATCCTGGCTCTAGTTCTTTAACTAGCTGTGAACGTGATATAGCCATAGTTTATTCTCCTATTATAGACCTGTTTGGTTTTGTTTATAGAAGTGATTATTAATTCTCACTACTATGTTAGCGTTAGAAGCTGCT